TGAAAACAATAGTTGAAACAAATAACTATTGGGCAGATTCTTGGATTGGAAAAAAAGCAGGCTTATCAAAAATGAATTTCAATCCAAGCACAGTAGATGTAAATGGTCTTAGAACAGAGATAAGAGCATCAAAAAATGAACTTATTGGTATTGGACTTGAAAGTGACAAATTAGTTAAATCTATAGAAAATGACACTGTAGCACAAGAAAAATTTAATAAAAAACTAAAAGATGGTAAAAAAATATTAAATAATACAAGCACACTTGTTACTACACTACCACAAACACAAACAGCACCAAAGCTAGGTGCAAACCAAGATGCACAAGTAAAATCTTATTACAAAATACAGCAAGATTTCTACGACCTCACAGCAACAAAAACAGAAAAAATAAATGACAGGTATTTAAAGCAATATAAACTTTTTAAAAATATGTTTAATCCTATTCAACTCCAAGTATTTTTTAACAAATGGAATAAAGAGTTAGATGGTGTAAATAACAAANGTTAANAGAGCAAGCTTAATCCAAAATGGTACAACCTTTCAAGGGATGAAAGACGCATACGATACTTACGCTAAAAACATACCTACAGACTTCCAAACAGGTATGCAACTTATGAACGACTCAGTTAAAGGTGTAGAAGATGCCTTTGTAAGTTTCGTGCATACTGGTAAGCTAAGTTTTAAAAGTCTAGCAAATTCTATAATAGATGACATTGTAAGAATATCAATTAAACAATCTATAGTCGGTGCAGTAGGTGGCACAAGTGGCTTAGGTAGCATTATAGGTGGTTTATTCGGTGCAACTGGTGGACTAATCCCAAGTAAAGGTTATGCANNTGGTGNACTTCTTACAGGGGGAAGCGGCACAAGAGACGATTTATATCTAGGAAGTGCAAGCGGAAACAATATCTTTGCAATGGGTGGAGAATATATACTTAATAAGCAAGCTACTAATTCCATCGGAGTAGATACACTTAACCACATGAATAACACAGGTAAAACACCTCAAAGCAATGTGATTATAAATGTAGAAAATAAATCAGGCACTCCAATAGATATGAAACAACTTAGCGAAAGCATAGGACAAAATGGCGATAAAACAATCAATATTGTAATGAATGCTATAGAACGAAATCCTGATATGCGAAATGCAATAAAGGGGATTAGATGAGTTTTCCAACACTAACTAGAAATCCATCTATGATAGATGAAAAAAGCACAGTAAATATAATCTCTAATCAATTTGATGGTGGTTATAAACAAGTAAGAGAGCGATTTTCAAGAGATATTAAAAACTTCACAGTTACATACCCTGTTCTTGATGAAGCCGATAAAAACTTGTTACTTGCACATTATGATACAGTTCGTGCATCAACTCCTTTTAGCTGGACTAATACCGACACGCTAATAGCATATACAGTTAGATACACAGATAGTATCGATGTGAAAGCCGATGCAAAAAACCCTAAACTTTATGCAATCACGCTTAAAATGGAGACAGTATGATAACTCTATCTGATGCTTCAAAACAGTTAAAAAACTCTCTCATTCAAGATGGTGTTTGGTATATACTATTAACACTCACAAATAGAGACGCAAGTGTAGTGGTACATATTGTAAATAATCCAGATGATTTAACTTTTAATGGAAACACTTTTACAGCTTTTCCTTTTAATATAGACACAGTTACAGAGTCAAATAAAGGTGAGTTACCAAGCATAAACCTTACACTAAGCAATATTGATAGAGTAATAGAGGGATATATAGAACAAGATGCTGATTTAGGTAGTGGATGGGATGTTCATATTGATATAGTACACGAAACAGCTTTAAATAGTGGATTAGCAGAGATAACATACGATTTTATTACGATAGGTGCTTCAGCAGATGCAAAAACAGCAGTATTCTCTTGTGGGCTAAGAAATCCATTAAGACAACAGTTTCCAAGACTTAGAATGTTGCCAAATGCTTGCCAAAACACATTTAAAAGTGGAGGGTGCAATTATATAGGTACAGACACTTCTTGCGATAAAACACTAAGTGCTTGTCGTGCTAAGTTTGTCGGTGCATCTAAGATTCCATTCTTAGGTTTCCCCGGAATACCGGGACAGGATATTTACTTATGATGGAATGTNCTTATAAAGCAAACGGAAGAGAATATCCAAACTTTGACTGTTACGGTTTGTGTAAGCACTTATACAAACAAGAACATAATGTAGATATTATTGACTTTGATTATATCGACCCTGACGACCCAAGCAACGAGAATTACTTTATTGACTCAATGAACAGCACTAAGTGGGTAAAAACTCCAGCACAAAAGGGGTCAATAGTTAGTTTAAGAGTAAATGGACTTATTAGTCATTGTGGCTATATGGTATCTGATACTGAGTTCCTGCACATTATGAAAAATAGCGGTGTAGCAAGAGTAAAGATAAACAATCCTAAATGGGAAAATCGAATAGTGGGGTTTTATAAGTATGATTAAAATAATACACATTCAAAACTCATTCGAGCCATCTAAAAACAGAGAGATAACTTATGTTGAATGGGAGGGNAANACACTTGNAGAATTGTTACCACCTCTCACTTCCCCTGTTGTTTACTTAAACCAAAAAAGAGAAGAAGATTTAAGCGTTATTGTTTCTGATGATTCTGAAATTGTGGTACATCAAAAGCAAGAAGCAACTGCAATCGCTGGATGGGTAGCAACAACAATATTTAGTGCAGGCTCATTAGCAACAGCATCAGCACTTGTAACCTTTGCTAGTTATGCAATAGCAGGTGCAGTTATTATAGCTGGAAGTCGCTTACTGAGTTCGGTACTAAATTCTCAAGCACCAAACGCAGGACAAAACGCAGGCGGTTCAGGTGTAGAGTCAAGCCAAACTTACTCTTGGACTAAATCAGTCACAAGACCAAACGCTGGAAGTCCTTTACCTATTATTTATGGCACTATGCAAACAGCTGGAAATATTATACAAAGACGCATAGAATATGTAGGTGATGATGAATACTTATATTTACAATTAGCCTTATGTGTTGGCGAGATAGAAAATATACAAAATGTTGATATTCTTATAAATGACAATCCTATTACAAATTACACAGATGTGGAATATTTATACACAAATGGAAATACTACTCAAGGTGTAATGAAATATTTCGGTGATGTAGAAAGTCCAAATGATATTAATGTAGAGTTTAGTGATACAAACCCAATAATAAAACAAATTAGCGGAAATGCTGCACAAGCACTAAGAATATTTATACAATTCCCACAAGGTATCTATTATCAAAACAATAAAGGCGGATTAGATAGTAGGACTGTATCTTTTAAAGTTGAATACAAATTATTAAGCGATAGCATTTGGACGACACTAAATGCAAGCTGGAGCATAAGCGGTGCTAAAACATCTCCAATTAATAGAGAGTTACGAGTTGATGNNTTACNAGCAGGACAATATGAAGTCCGTATAACAAGACTTACAGCCATTTCTACAAACACACGAGAGATGACGACTGCCAATTGGACTGGTATTGGTGCAATAGTTTATGATGACTTATATTATCCAAATGTAGCACTATTAGGTTTAAGAGTTAAAGCAACAGGACAACTAAGTGGAAGCGTCAATGTACTTACAACTGTATCACGAAAACAGATAGAAGTATGTAATGAAAGTGGAGTTACACAAGGATATAAAAACTTAGATAATCCTGCTTGGGTATTTTGGGATGCACTTACAAATACAGATTATGGATACGGATTAAATTATAACCAAGTTGATTATGTTGCAATTAGTGAATGGGCTACTTGGTGTGATGAGTTAGTAGATAATGGACTAAGCGGAACAGAAAAAAGGGCTACATTTAACGGTACTTTTGACTTTGCAGGTAACTTATGGGATAGTTTATCTTCTATCGCAACAGCAGGTCGAGCAGCACCGATAATCAAAGGCACTAAATACTCTGTAATTGTAGATAAATCATCTCCAATGGTGCAGCTCTTTAATATGGGAAACATCATAA